ATGCAGGTGCCAACTGTAAAGCTTGTGATTATGATTGGCGGAAAGGTCATGTACGATGGAGAAAATTTATTACATATCGATGATTATCCTTTTGTGCCTAACGTTTGCTATCACGAGCCGGATATTCAGAGTTATCAGTGGCGTATTATGGGTATTGTCCGCAACCTACGGGATAGCCAATATCTTTATAATCTTAGAAAAGTCATTGAATTGGATATCTTGCAATCACAAATTAATTCTGGATGGATTTATCCAATTGATGCGGTAACCGATCCAAAGGCTTTCAGACAATCGGGCCAAGGCTTTTTGATACCACTTAAAGCTGGACATTTGCCAAATGAAATACAAAGGATTGAGGCTCCGGCCATCCCTCAATCAATGATTGAACTATCAAACAGCCTAGCGGAAGACATTACAAAAATATCGGGTGTAAATGAGGAATTACTTGGCTCGGCCACTGACGACAAATCGGGTATCTTATCTATGCTTAGGCAAGGGGCCGGACTCACCACGTTACAAACTATCTTTGACAAGTTGGATTACTCTCAAAGACTCTATGGAAAAATTCGTCTACAGGCAATACGCAAAAACTTTAGCAAAGGCAAGATCAGAAGCATCCTCGGCCATGATGCCGATCCTAAATTCTTCTCGAATCACACGCAGAAATATGCGATCGCGGTTGAGGAAGGAAATTACTCTGCTACCCAAAGACAGACTGAATTGCAACAATTATTACATGCCAAGGAAATTGGTATCCCAATAGCAAATAAAACTATTATTAATGCTATGATTATCAGTAATAAGAGACAAGTGCTTCAAGACATGCAGGAAGAACAGCAACAGCAGCAACAAGTTCAGCAAGCGCAAGCAGAAATTGAGCAACAAAAAGCACAGGCAGACATCTTTGCTAAGACTGCTAAAGCTAAATCAGACCTTGCTAAGCAAATGGATCTAATGGCATCAGCGCAGGAAAGGGGAGCTAAGGTTCACGAAATTGAAGCTACAGCAGAGCATAAAGAGATGGAATACGACATGAACCTTGTGAAGCTTGCTATGGAGCTTGAAGATGTACAATTTAACCAGATCAGACAGGCGTTTGATATGGCTCAAGCTGTAAAAATGGCAAATCAGCCTCAAGAAATGGCTGGTGCCTCAACAATGCAACCCTAAAAAGGAGTTTTTATGGGAAAAAAACAAGTTGGTTCAGGGATGAAAAGCCCAACCATGCCAAAAGAAAAATTCGAACGATCATATTCAAACCTTGATGGTGTAGATATGAAGTATTGTTCTGAGATGAATGCAGCCGAGGAATACAAAGCGGCAAATGATGGCCTAAAGAATTATGTCCGCTCACACGCTATGAAAAATAGCTAGGAGGTCGCATGGCCAAAGATCATGCATCAGATAAAGATTTTGTTCGAAAGGGCAAAGGCTATAACATGCATCAAGAACATTGGGAGATTAAATATCATGAGAAACCATCAAATGATAGAAAAAATCAAGTGATGGGATCGGATTTTAATCCTACTCAGTCAAAAGATCGTTATAAGACATATATTCCGGTGAACGAGACGGATACATGAAAGAAAGAAGAAAAACGGCTGGTGAGCTTTCTCAGAAAGCCACCAGCGATAAAACTAAATATGACCCTTTAGAGATTGGACATGCTCTAACGGAAGATATCATAAAAGAGGTTTTTGAATGCGGGGAAGCCCATAGGCATAAACTGGGAGAAGATGAATATTTTGTTGTTATGCTTAAGGCATCCGATCCTTTAATCAAAGGTGTGATGCGAAAGAAATTCTATGCTTGGCTTTTCCTGCCAAGTCCAAGACCTGAACAGGCATGTTTCCTATTTAATAAAGTTACAGGTAAGATTAAACGACTTTGGTCATTGCCTAGCGCACCTGTTATGGAAGAGCTATATATGAGATCAAATGTAGCGCCTCAATGGCAATCTACTAAAGTATGGGTTCATGCATTCTATGATGGTTATTTCTGGCAGGAAATTCGCAAACAAAATAACTTTAAGCATCTATCGGAGATTGAGTTTCTACATGCTAATAGACAAAAACTGATTGATGCTGGCGCTAAGGATGGCCCTCCTCTTGACCCCGAGCCCTTTGATTTTAGTAAGATCAAGATTGACCACATCGAAAATACGACTACATCCCATAACTATAAGCCGGTTCTCGATAACCTTAGGGAGACATAAAACCGTGATTGGAGAATCTCCTTGAAGACATACTATTATTTTTCTATATCGCTCAAGATCCTTGGCTATCTTGCGACCATCTATTAAAACATCATCCATGAGGAACCTATATGACCGAAGAAATTAAAACCGAAACAATACAAGAACAACCTATATCACAAACACCAGAAACGGCACAAGAACAACCTAAAGAATCGATTGAGGAGATTAATTGGCGTAAATACAGGATTGAACGTGAAAACGAAAGAAAAGCTAAACTTGAAGCGGAAGAAATAGCCAGAAAGAAGCAGGAAGAAAATCTCGCATTGCAAAAGGCGTTAGAAGCAATCGTTAATAAACCAAATCAATCTTACCAGGAAGAAGAATATGAGTCAGAAGAAAGTAAAATTGAAAAGAAGATTGCAGAAGCTCTTGCAAAGCGAGAACAGCAATATCAAAGAGAGCGAGTCGAAAGAGAGCATCAAGAACTGCCAAAGCGTTTGCAGTCAGATTTTAGAGACTTCAATCAAGTGTGCACCGAAGAAAACCTCGACTATCTTGAGTATCATTATCCAGAAGTGGCAAAGCCTTATAAACACATGCCTGAAGGTTATGAAAAGTGGGAAGGGATCTACAAAGCCTTAAAAAGATTCATTCCGAATCAAGAATCGGGAAAAGAAGCAAAGAAAGCTGAAGCAAACCTTTCAAAACCTACAGCAATGTCTAGACCTGGCATGACTCAAACAGGTGACCAAGCACCTCATATTATGGATGATGCGAAAAGAGCTTCGAATTGGGCGAGAATGCAGAAAACAATTAAAGGAATATCTTGAGATTAATTCGTTAAATTGATAATTTGAAAATTAGCTGTACGAGATTCGCAATCTCACCCATGTAAAGCCAATGTAAAGCGGCTTTACATTCACATTTTTGGCTGTATTGACCTCATCGCCAGGGTTGCTGTATTGACTTGATCGCAAAAGTCGTATGATTAGCAACATCTTAACATGGGGGCCAAAATGGCAACTGGAATCACGAACATTAACAATATGGCGCCAGAACTGCCTTTGCAGTTTTCTGAAGACCTATTGTCAACACCACAATTTAACTTAATCCACTCTTTCGGTTGCGATCTGCATTTTGCGGATGCGTATATCGGTAAGACCACACGTATGAGCCGTTATGAGAGGCTTTCTACCGATGGCGGTCAACTCGATGGCTCTGGTATTGATCCAGCACCTGAAGTGGTTGTAAGATCCGATATCGATGCAACAATGGAAATCTACGCTAAAACTGTAGTTGTCAACGAACAAGTTACCTTGTACGAAAACGACAAAGTTCTTACAAAATTCACCGCATTGCTCGGTCAATGGCTTCGCGAGAAAGAAGACTTGCTTATGCGAGATCTTTATGCTTCCAGCGTGTCATATATCAACGCAGTTGGTGGATCTGACGGGGATCAGCCTACTAATTTATCAAGAGGCGATATTAACAACATCGAAAGAATCCTTCTTTCTAACGATGCAAGAACAATGTTAGCTGTCAATGAAGCTATGGACAAATTCGGAACAGCTCCAACAAGGGACGCATTTATAGCATTAGCAAGCACTGATTTAACATCAGATCTTCAAAGCGTCAGCGGAGTTCTTTTAAAGAATGCTTATCCTCATCAAGAAGGTTTGCGACCTGAAGAATATTGCGCAATTAGCAGATTCAGATTCTTTGTATCTTCTAAGGGCGCAAAAACTCCTGGAAAATCATTGCTTGGTGCAACGGTTTATACTATCCCAATGTTTGGATTGGAAGCAGCTGCAAAAGTTGAACAGAACGGATATACCGCAATTCTCGGTTACCGTCCTCCTTATGTTGTTTCAAGCGTTGCGCAAAACAGCCAATTATATGCTAAGTTTGCCATTGCTAGAGCCATAACTAATCAAAACTGGATCACAGGTCTTAATGTAACCCAAAACCCAGCTATTACTAACTAGGAGGCTTATCATGGCATTTACTATTTTAACAGGTGGATCTTTCACCTCTGAAGGCATCGGAGTAAGAATTCCCCTTCCTTCGTCAGCGGATTATTTCCGTACATGGAACGTTACACAATACGCAGCTACTAACCCTAATACTGTTGTAGCTGGCGAGTGGTTCGGTTCTAAATTCGGCGCTGGCGCTTCGGCTGCCGGACTTGGATTAAAGACAGTAAAAACAACTGGTTTGTTAACCTCTAATTTTGGGGCAAATCTAGGGTTTACTTATATCGAGACTGTTCCTTATGTAGAAGCTCAGGCAGCTAATGCGATTACTGCAATTAGTTTGACTAATCCTGCGGTGGTAACTCAAACTAATACATACGCTGAAGGTGATTTTGTAAGAATTTATAATACCACTGGCGATTTAACTATCGGCGGAATGGTATTTCAAATTTCTACTGTCACAGGTTCAGATTATGAATTGCTTGGATTGCCCAACACAGCAAACAACGGTTTAGCAGCTGCAACAGCAGGAAACACAAGACGTGTTTCTAAATATGCAGCAGTTGAACCAGAATTTTTGTATGTGACCAATATTTCTCCTGGTACTGCGACAACTGTTCCTCATGCTGGTACAATTGTAAGCGTGTCGGTTGATCCTTCTGCGTTTTACGTCGTTGGAATGAAGGTACACTTTAGCGTACCTAAATCATTTGGCATGTCAGAAATTAATGGTTTGACAGGTACTATTACAGAGATGAACGTATCAAACACAGGTGGCGCAGATGTTGCCGCCTATAATTTTGTGGTTGATATTGATTCAAGTACCTTTACAGCTTTTGCTTTCCCAGTAACTACATTATCGCCAACAGCACAGTTGTTCGCGACAGTAGCACCTGCCGGACAGAGCACACAGTATAACCCTGTTACTTTGGTACAGACTGGTTATGACTTTAATAAAGCTCCGTTCCACACAGGACAATTTACACCCTACATGTACTTAGCAGCTGGCGCTCAAGCTGCCGCTGGTGCAGAAGGCGACGTTGTGAATTGGATGGCATATAAGCTCGAGAATTAATAAATTGGAAGGGGGTTAAAATCCCCTTCCTTAACTTTTGAGGGAAAATGAGCAAAGGAAAAGAGACAAGAAAAGAGAAATCCAAAGTCAAAAAAGTGATGCATGAATTTAAAGAGGGAAAATTACACAGCGGGTCAAAGAAAGGCCCATTAGTAACAAATCCTAAGCAAAGTTTAGCAATTGCTCTTTCGGAAGCCGGATTGTCAAAAAAGAAGAAAAAATAATGCCGTTGATTCCACCAAATCCTATAAATGCAAATACTTATTTGCCACCAGCCACGGTAATTCCGGGAGACTTGCTAATAACAGCTATTTCTCAGT